AGATATACATAGACCGGAGTTTGGCTCTAATCTGTATCTGCTTTTAGACAAGCCATTAACAGCAATTACGAAAGGGAAAATTATGGCAGAAATAGCAGATGCAATAGAAGAATGGGAGCCAAGAGCAAAAGTTAGAAATATTTCACTTAACAAAGACTATGAAAGACTACTAATTAGCATCGAACTTCAAATAAAAGATACAGGAGAAATAATAGAGATACCGCTATGGCTGAATTCGTAAATACAGATGCAACTTATTATGAAAGTTTATTAATTGATGCTTACGAAAAAATAACAAACCGGACTTTATACCCGGCAGACCCTGAAAGACTTTTAATAAACCTACAGACATATGCAACCACTCTGCTTGCTATTGCCATAAATGAAACAGGTAAACAGAATTTATTAGCTTACGCCACAGGAGAAAACTTAGACAAGTTAGCTGAATTTTATGGAGTTGTAAGATTACAAGCTCAACCAGCACAAACAACATTGAGATTTTATATAGATACACCACTTAACTTTGATGTTGTCATTCCGGCAGGGACAAGAGCAACTCCTGATAATAACCTTTTCTTTGCAACATTGCAGGAAGCTAAGATACCAGCGGGTAGTTTATCTGTTGATGTTTTAGCAATCTGCAATGTTGCAGGTAGCATTGGAAATGGTTTTTCTATCGGTCAAATAAACAAGCTTGTTGATGTATTGCCATATGTCAGTAAAGTAGAAAACATTACAATAAGCATGTATGGAACAGACACAGAAGATGATGACAGATTTAGAGAAAGAATAAGATTATCAATTGAAAGATTTAGCAACGCAGGAAGCAGACAAGCTTATATCTATCATACATTATCAGCACATCAAGATATAGAAGATGTAGAAGTCTATTCTCCAAATCCGGGACAAGTAAAGGTCATTTTTACTACCAAAGGTGGAAATATCCCAAGCCAAGACATGATTAATACAGTTACCAATTATTTGTCAGATGACAAAGTAAGACCATTGACAGACCAAGTAATAGTATCAGCACCAACTATAATTAACTATGACATCAACTTTACTTATTACATAAATAACAAAGACGAAGCTAAAGTATCAATTATTCAAAATGCAGTAAATCAGGCAGTCAACGATTTTGTTAACTGGACTAAATCTAAAATCGGAAGAGATGTATTACCAGAAGAACTTATAGCAAGAGTAAAAGAAGCTGGAGCTTACAGAATAGATTTGACGGTACCAGTTAAGCAACAACTAACAATAGAACAAATAGCTTATCCAAATAACATAAACATCACATACGGCGGGCTTGTAGATGATTAAGGAATTAACACCGTCAAGCATTGCAGAATTACAGTATTTAGTAAATACATTTGATACAAGCTTTGAAGATATAAAAAGCAAAATAATAAATGTTTTAATACTGCCAAGGATAGATGAGATAACAGATGAAAATCTTTTAGACCTGTTAGCGTGGCAGTTTCATATAGAAGGCTACAACAAGGCTCAAGATATACAAGAAAAGAAAAACTTAATAAAGAGTGCTATTGAATTACATCGTTATAAAGGCACTCCGTATGCTATAAAGAAAGTTCTTCAATCACTAAATCTTGATGCAGAATTGCAGGAATGGTTTAGTTATAACGGAAATCCGTATATGTTTAAAGTTCTTGTTAAATCTGTTATTCAAGATGAAGACACTTATAAAAAATTAGCTGAACTTATTAATGAGTATAAGAATACAAGAAGCTGGCTTGATGTTATCGGCTTTCATAGAGAATATACAAACAATATTTACTATGCATTCGCACAAAAGAACGGAAAAAACTATAAGATTGGACTACATATAGATACAACAGTAGAAAATAACAATCTTTATATTGGAATGACACAAAGATATGGGACATCTTACCAAATCGGAGTATATACACCAAAAGCATCTGTAGATAATAGCAATTTATACGTTGGCATAACACAGAGAATTGCAAGTTATACAGCTATATATCCAGCTAATTAGGAGGCTAAAAAATGGCAGATTTTACAGGAACAGTATTAACGCAGAAAGGACGAAATCTTCTTTCTAAAGCTCAAACAGGAGCAACACTGACATTTACAAAAATAAAAATTGGTGATGGAACTTGGGCTACTGGCACAGACCCAACACAATTAAATGATCTTATTGACCCAAAATTAAGTTTATCAATCCAAGCTATTCAAGTTGTTGGAGATGGAACGGTTCGGCTAAGATTCGTATTAACTAACACAGGATTACAGCAAGGCTTTTTTATGCGTGAAATAGGTATTTACGCACAAGACCCAGATTTGGGCGAGATACTTTATGCAGTAGCTTATGCAGGAGATAGAGCAGATTTTATACCATCTGACGGCACAACTAAAGTTGAGAATGTAGTTGATATTTACACAGTAATTGCAAACTCTCAAAATGTTGTTGCTACTATTTCCGATACTGTTGTAATTGCAACAAAGCAAGATGTGAATAATCTTAATACACAGTTAACTAATCAGATTAACACAGTAAATACACAATTAACTACTCAGATAAATACTGTAAATACACAGCTGACAAGTCAAATAAACACAGTAAAACCAGAGGCAGGAGCAACGGCTCCAAGCTCTACATATACAGGTAAACTTTGGCTGAATACCAATACAAACTTTTTACAGTATTTTGACGGCTCAAATTGGCAAAACGCATCAGTATCTAATGCAGATAAAGTAGATGGTTTTGATGCAAGTCAAACACCTAAAGCTAATATGATACCAGCATCAAACAGTAGTGGAAAATTAGATGTTGGTTGGATACCTTTTATGTTTAATTCTGTAAGTGTAATATCTCCATCTACAAATACCGTGTATCAAGAAACTGCACCATGTTTAATTATGGTGGTTTCACAGGATTTATACGGTTTACAGCTTTCTCCTGATGGCTCAAATTGGTATGGAATATTTGGACAGGAACATTATTACAATAATAATGAAGGTGGAACAATTACTTTTTATGTTCCCAAAGGTTGGTATTGGAAATACTCTGGTCTTAATACTTCTACAAATGGTAATTTTTCAAGTAGCTACTGGTTAAAAATCATATTTAATTATTAGGAGGTTAAAAATGGCAAAATTTGTCTTGTTTAAAAATGAAGGAAAAATTTATAGACTTGAAGCAGAACTTCCTCCTTCTGATGCATACACTGTTTTTGATTTTGATGCAGAAAATCCTGACGATCTCGTTATTGATAACGGCAAAGTCAGATTAAAAACTGACGATGAAAAATTAGCAGAAGCAAAACAGAAAGCAGTCAACGAACTATCTCAAAAAATTACAGCTTACATTCTTGAATATTATCCTGTCGTTAAACAACAAAGCGACGCTTCCGATAAAGAAAATGGCGAAAGCTACTTGGTATATAAAGGGCTTGATACGATTTCAATTAGAAAAGATGTTGCTTCTTTAATACTTTCTAACACAGATTTTCAAACCGCTTTAAGCAATTTGAATCAGAAATACAACTCAAATAATGACACTATGATTGCTTACTGGCTTTCTCAAGTATTAAAGATTGCTTACAGACAATATTTTGTATTTCAAGTAAAACAAGAATACGCAACATATATACAACAAATACAGCAAGCTACATCTATTCCTTTGCCAAACTTTGAATTTAAAACACCATTCCCAACACTACCATGAGACTGCTAACTCCTTTAAAAGTAGAACTTGAAAGCAACGGCAAGAAGTGGAAGCTATCTGAGAAATTTATTGTTTTCACAGAACAGGCAGGAGAGGAGAAAATATGGATTGAGGTAGAGGAAGGCTTTGAGACTGACTTTGCTTCAATACCAAAGGTATTTATACCATTCTTACAGTGGCGTGATAAGTTTAACAAAGCAAGCGTTATTCACGATTGGCTTTATCACACTAAGATGTTTGATAGAAAAACAGCCGACCGAGTATTTCTTGAGTTAATGCTTGCACTTGGAATAAACAAATTTAAAGCTTACTTGTTTTATTACGTAGTGAGAGTTTTCGGTTGGACACATTGGAGGAAGAAATGATACTGAATAATCTAACATCGAGAATCGCAGGATTTTTTTTAATCGCAAGCTTCATTCTTGGCTGCATTTTCGTTGTTATCAATGCTTCAAACAAAATATCTGAACTTAGAGCAGAAAATAGGCAACTTCAAGCACAATTACAACAATGCAAAAACGCAAATCAACAGCTTACAAACCAAATACAAGTTCAGCAAGAGCAGTATATAAAAGCACAAAAACAGCTTGAAGAAGCTTCTAAGAAACCACCAAAAAGAGTTTTCATTAGACAAGTTATTAAAGAACCAATTTACATTACAAACGAAGAATGTCAACAAATGGCAGATTTGATAAGACAAGCAGAGGAACAGTTAAAATGAAAAAGCTTTTAATCATTCCAGCTCTTTTTATAGTTTCTTGCTCTCAAGTGAGATATGTAGAAAAACCTGTGTATATAAAATGTCAAATACCTGAGATACCAAAAGCACAGAAACCTGTTTTAAACAATGAGATGTCATATCCTGAAAAATTGCAGAACATTCTTAACTACTTATTTGACCTTGAGAAAGAAAATAACCTGTTAAGGGAGGCGATAAAGACATGCAACAATTAAACAGGCTTAAAATTGATTTACTTATATCTATTATCTTAATTCTAATTTACATGACAGGATTTTATAACTATCTTCCAGCACCGCTTCAATTGTTATCTATCAAGATTTTAATAGTCAGCATCGCACTTATACACGCTCACATATCAAGAAAATTGTTATTACCAGCTGTAGACTGGAACAATGAGGGGCTAAATGCAAAAACTATTTTGGTTATTGCTTTATACATTATTTTTATCTTTGCTTACTCTCAAGCAGGCTAATTCAAAACAAAATGAAAGATGCATTTCATTAGAACCAGAGATTAGAAAGGCTCACTTCTATTACTTTGGGCTGGACTTTCCGTATTGGTATAGCATCGCACAAGCTGAAAAAGAAAGCCAATGTAGGCACAATATAACATCAACAGATGGCAACAGGTCGGAAGGCTTTTCACAAATAACTTATAACTTGTGGAAAAACCAACTACAGAAAGCAGGTATTCCAGAAATAACATCTATTCCAAACCACGCAAAAGCTCAAGCTTATATTAACAAGTATTATTATGACAGGGTTATCTGTAAACGGCTTTGGGCTATGTATCAAGCATACAACGGCGGATTATTAATAAATAAAGAATTACAGGTTTCAAATAGTTGTAATTGGAATAAAGCTTATAAGGCTTGCAGGCGTGGTAATGTTTGCGTGTGGAAAACAAAAGAAGGATGTAAACAATATAGAAATGCTTGCGATATTAATTATGAGTATTCAGCTGTGATTTACAAATACGGACAAAAATATAAGAAAGGAACTGATTATTTTCTTTTTTGGTGAGTTTTATGCAAACCATCACGGCTGGCACCCGTGATGGCTAAAAAAAGAAATGAGGGACAGGGACAAGGTAAATCAGAAATGTTAACAGAACTATAATAACACCAATTACTGCAAAAGTCAATTAGAAATATCTGAAATTTTGTTTATGGTCGGAATCTGCAATTTTTGCAGGTTGCGACATTTTGACGTTAGTGTCGGTTTCCTGCAATTTTTGCAGATTCCCGACAGGTTAGAACGAAAATAAAAATTGCAAATTTGCAGTTTAATTTTGTGTCAGAAAAATGCAACATTTTTGTGTCAAAAAAATGCAACACCCTGCAAAAATGCAAAATATATTTTTTGAATAAAGTTTATTTTTCAGATATTTAGATACTGTCCCGTTATATCCAAAATAGTCCAAAATAATCCCGAAATGCTGTTGCATTTTTTTGAAAAATTATAGAATTTAAAAAGGAGATCCTTCGGCCTTACGGCCTCAGGATGATGAGGAAAGGTTGAATGATGACCATTAGAGGAAGGATAACCTTATTTGTCATTCTGAGTGAAGCGAAGAATCTCCATTAAAAAAGGAGATCCTTCGGACTTACATCCTCAGGATGACAAAGAAAGGCAAACTTACAAAAATTCTGGAACAGTCTCTATTGAATATTAACGTATTA